AGCGAATAATTTTCTAGTTGACTCTTCTGTTGTGGCAAGTTTACTAGTATCGATTCTTTTAATACGGCTTGCTTGGTCCATACCAGCATCTAATGCTTCTGGCATTAATATGGATTGACCATCATATGTAGATAAACTACTAATCATGTTTTTTACATATTCAGGCGTATCTGGATTTGCTTCTAAATATGGTTTTACAATAGCATCAATTGTATCAGTAGAAATATCATAGTTATAACCACCGAGAGTATCAACTAAGTCTTGGCCTGTTTCTTCTTTAATGGCTTTAAAAGCTCTTAATTGTGCTTCTGTCGTAATAGAATTATCTGCTTTAATAGTAAGATTAGGATGATACTTTTTAGCACGATTAATAGCAGATTTATCGATGTATAAACCTTCTTCTAATTGTCGTTCAATACCACGAGCACCAGTACCAACACCACCAAATGCTGCAAATGTAGTATTCATAGTACCAGCTAAACCATGTTTAACAGATTTGCCATGGAATTCTGCATCATTATATACTTCGACTAATTCTTTATTTGCGTCAGGTACGTGTTCAGCAAAATCTTTTTTCCAGAACTCTTCTGTTTCCGCGATTACTTTTGCATCATTACTACTAACAGTTTGGCCTTTTTCATTAGCTTCTTTCATAGTAGCAATTAAATGACTATATTTTTTTTCTAATGGAGTATTAGGGTCATTTAATTCTTCGATAGATAATTTTTGATGAGTATCATCATTTTTATAAATGAAAGATAAATTCTCTGGCATGGTTTTAAATACACTGACAGATAAACTATCTGTTGCTTCACGAGCTGTACCTAATGTAGCAATAGAGTCAGTATCCATATATCTTTTAGAATACGATAAGATAGAACCAATAGGATTATCTTTTTCTGGGGCATAAATTTTATCTGTTAATTTATCGCCAACAGATTCAATACCTTGAATATAGTTATTAACTAAATCAAGTTTATCAGGTACCATTTTTCTAGCACTTTTATCCCATTTTTCGATAACGCCATATCGTAATTGAGTAGCATATTTAGTGCCATTAATACTTGTATATAAACCACCATGTAAATCATTAGTTAATACACCTAACGGCAATTTTTGACCATCTATTAAAATAGCATCTTCGCCAATAATTACTTCTCTACCATTTTTAATAGCAGATTTAATATTTTTTAAAGCGAAATCTTTAACGGCAGTTTGATGTCTATCTTTTATGCCATTAAATATTTTTTTACCAGAATCTTGTAATTGGTCTTCATTCACATCAACAGTTTGGTCAATAATTCTATCTAATTTGTCAGCAAATTTAGTATTGTTACTATTAATGTCATCCATAGTAAATGGTGTTTGAGAACCAACCATATTAATAACATTTTTTACATCATCTAATGAATCATATCCATAAAAAGAATCTATAGCGTGAACATTCATATCAGTAGATGTTGTTTTTACCCAAGATGGTGTATGTTCAATATTGTCTTTTACATATTGTGAAAAACCTTCATTTAATTTTTCAATAGATGTAATGCCATCCATCCAACTAATATCAGAAATTTGTCCTGTTTTATGTAAATGTTTAATAACACCTTTGCCATAATATAATGCTTGTCGTGGGTCATCTAATGATTTTAATGTAGGGTCAATAGCAGACATTTTAGAAGCTAAATTAACACCATTAGTGCCAACAACTAATTCAGCATCATTTGCTGCGTTGCCCCATCCAGCCATAGAAAAATGAGCACGAGAATAGGCTTCGTTATTACGTAAACTAATACCAGTAATACCAATGCCTTCTTTATTAGGAGTGCCATTTATAACAGTTTCCATCCATGTTTTATATTGTGTGGCTGCTCTTTTATAGCCTTCATTAGAAAAATTTTTGCCATCAAAACCAGGCACTGTTTCTTTTAATGTATCAATCATATAATTTTGAGCATCTTGTGTTTTCCAAGCCTGTTCTACCATATGATGATAAGAATCTATAGTTGTGGAATAGGCATCTGTATCACCATTAAATTTGAAACCAAATTTTTTGGCATATATAGATTCTCTAAAATTCGGGTCTTTAGATGCTTCGAATATAGCATTATCAATTCGCATAGCTTCTTTAAATATTGCTTTTTCAGAAGCACCAGCACCTAAATTCTTGATGGCTTGTTTACGCAAATCTTTTACATGCCATTGTAAACGGATAGCATCTTTTAAATCATAATTTCTAAATTTTCTAGCAGAAGAGCCAAGATAAGCTCGTTGCGTTTCTGCTAAAATAGTATCTGCTGTAGCGTCAACTACCATACCACTTTGTCTTGTATAGCCAAGGTTGTGAAGTGTTTCGGGTGCTGCGCTAGAAGTATCTAATTTAGTACCATTAAATACACCTACATAACTAGCATTTTTACCGAATGTTTTTGTTAATTCATCTGCGGAACCAATTAGGAAGTGAGTATTATTGCCGGCACCAGTTTTTATACCTGTTGCTTGCATAGCAACACGATATATTTTTTCGCCTTTAATACCAGGCATAGTATATTTAAAATCTTTGATTTGTTCTTCGGTTAATTCATCTATACTAGTAACTGTATAAGCGGCTCTACTTTTTAATCCGAAGGTATCAAAGCTAGAAGCTCTTGTTTTATGACCATCTTTAGTATCAATACGAACACCACGGATACCGACTTCGCCACTAATAGCATCTTTAGTAGCATACCCAACGCGTGATGATTTAACACCCATAGCATTATTAATAACGAATGTATCATTTACTTTAATAACGGGTTTACTAATTGTTGTATGATTTTTAACTGCATTGACACGTGATTCATGTGTAAGTGGAGATACAACCATTTGACCAAGTGTTTGAATATCATCAAAAGCCAAGTGGGCTGCATTACCAGATACCAAACCAGTTTTTAATTCATTAGCAATTTTAAATGCTTCTTGTTGTCTATAAGAAACGCCTGCTTTAGTTAATCTATCTTCAAATGCAGAAAATAATTTTTCATCACCATTAAAGAATATATTCTTATAGAATTCTTTTGGATTTTTAATATTATTTCTAACTACATCATAGATATCTAAATTATTATCTACATTTGCATAATACGATGCTTCTGTTTCAAATAATTTTTGAGCTTCTGGAGATAAGCGATGGTCTTGTGATAATGTCATCATGACGTTAGAGTCAAAGTTAATACCATTATACGATGTGATAACTGTATTAGATGTTCTAGCGGCATGCATGTCTTCATAAATTTTACCGAAGACTTTTGGCATTTTTACGCCATTTACATTAACCAAATCATTAAATTGTTCATCGCCAAGTGTTTTTAATTTATGTAAGCCACCGATAACATCATCATAGGTATATCCTTTTACGTCATGAATAGATGGGAAGCTAGTATATTGATGAAAACCATTTTCTCCTAAAGCGATAGTTGCTTTATTAGTTAAAGCAAGACGGTCCATTAATGCTTGTTCAGTTCTAGTTAATGGTTTCCCGTCTTTAAATTTTTGAGCAATAGGCATTATACGTTTATATTGTTCTTGGTTAATACCTAAAATAGTTGATTGCGGACCTGTTTTACCAAAATGTAATGATGGAGTATCTGTATCTAAATCACCTATGTGAGCCATACCAGATGCATATTCTGTTAAGATACCATTTTCTGGTAAACCAAATGGATTATTTAAAGGCAATGTTTCTGTATCATAAATAAGAGTTTTGCCATCTTTTTGAATCCGAGACCAAGCGTTTGCTTGTTGTAACGCAGTAGAAGACGCACCATCACTATAGTTTAAATTATAGATTGGTCCAGACACAGAGGTATTTCTTGGGCTAAATGCAATAGCATTAGCAATTTTTTCTCCTCGTGCTTTATTATGTTCAAACATATTAGTAAGTGTTTCATCACCAAATGTTTTTGTTTTTGTAGGAGAAAAAATTAAGCCATCTCTCATTCCATAAACGGGGCGTCCAATACTTTTTACGAAAGATTGAGTGGCAAGTACATCATTAATTTTTTTAGTTAATTTTTGTGTTTTTATTTGATTTGTACTTTTATCTTTTTTGTCGTTTAAAATATCAATAGCTTCGTACACATGTTCTTGCATACTTTTAGTAATATGCTTAGTACGAATTGCATTCATATTAATAATATTGTTATTATCTTTTTTAGCCATTTATAATTAAATCCTCAGAAGATTAATTTTCGTTTTATTCTAATTTACATATTACTCTAAATAATAAGGACTAGACATGTTTTTGTCTAGTCCTTATATTGTTACTAATTAGTTTGAGGGTTCTTTTTAAGCTCTTCAGCTTTTAATGTATCTTTTATTTTTTTCTGCATATCTTTATCTTTTGTCCAAGAATCTATTTTTGCTTCGATAGTACTTTTATCACCAATACCATCATAAACTTTTATATCTACATCTTTTAGTCCTTGGCCTTTTAATATGTATGTAAGATTTTTTTCTACAGTACTACTATTTTCAGAATAATCACTATATTGTAAATCGTCACCAAATAAATTAGCAGAAGGTGTATCTAATGCAGATTCATATAAACCAAAATCAGATAATGTAGCACCTTCATTTTTAATTGTTTTCGCTTCGATACCTTGCATATCTACGTCTGGTCGCCAACCTGCCCAAGTAGCATCAGGTAATTTATGTTTCGTAAAATATTCTTCATTAGTTTCTTCTGTATCTAAATCTATTTTCCAAGCCATTTGCAACGCTTTTCTTAGTTGTGGAGAAACTGTATCTAATATTTTTTTACGTTTATCTTTATCACGTTCTTTAACAAATTCCATAAAGAATTCTCTATCATTTTGTGGTAGGGCAGAAACGATTTCGCCCCAAGAAGAATCTTCAGTTAATCCAAACATAGTGGAGTTCATAGCTTTGCGATATAGCATAGCTGTTCTACCCCATTCTCCTACGTTTTTAATTACTTTATTTTCTTCTACGGCATTTTTTTGTTTATTTAATAATTTTAAATAAGCTTTCTGTAATGGTTGGTTTCTTGAATTTCTTTTTAATCTATCTTTAAGCGATTGATAATATTCTTGTTTTTTCTTAGCTTTGTCATCAGCTTCTTTTGATTCTTCGATATATTTTTCTACATCGAAGCCTTCTTCATCTTTGGCACGTTTCGCTGCTTCTTCATAAAGACCTTTATATTTTAGATAGGTTAATCTATCAAAATAGTCTTCCATAGCCCAGCGTCTTTTAGTGCGTTCTGGCTTCCATTCTTCATTACCACGAACAGTACGAATAGCTTCTGCAAACATAACACCAGCAACTGCACCAGCTGCTTTGCCATATTTACTTTCAGCACCAAAGAATTTAGCTAATTTCCAACCTAAGTCGCCACCTTCAAATCCTTGTTCTAAGAAGTTATTGCCACCAGTTAATACATGAGCACCAACAGCAAAATTAGAACCGAGCATACCCATTTTATGAGCTAATTCATGTTTACCCAGTACATAAGGAATCGCTGCGGATACTAAATAAGAACGGTTAGTTAACATTAAACCATGCCAAGGAGTTACGTTTGAACCACCTGTTTTTCTAATTTTGCTTTGAGCAAAACGTTGAATTGCTGTATTTACTAAACTTCTTTCGTGAATAGCACGTTCAACAGCAGGCATTAAAAATGTATCGATGGGATGTTCCCATGATTGATAAGAAGTACCGTATACTTCTTCAGCACGATATGCTTCATATGGGTCTCTAACACGTAACCATTGGTCAGATAAAATAGGAATATCAGCATGAGCTAATACTTCAGATAAGCCAGCCATTGTTCTTTGAGCTAATCCGAAACGAGCGAATAAACCAGCGGCAGTTGTGTCGCCTTTACGTTTTTCAGCATCGCCATTTTCTTCCATAATAGTAGAAAGAGATTCGCCATTTATAAATACAGCTGCATTAGTGGATTGCACTGAATCTTTATTTTTTTGATATGCTTCATTAGAATCAGTAGCTATCGTAACAGTATCACCTACATGAATATACTTACTAAGTACATCTTGCATAGTTTCATTTTCGTTACCTTTTACTTTAACGCCAGCTAATTTATAAATCGTATTGCCAGACCTAAAACGTCCGTAACCCATAATTTCAGATATAATTATATTTTGATAATCTACATTTTTTCCTAATACTTGGTAATCATAGAAATCATGTTTTTTACCTTGTTGAGCACGACGCTCTTTAATGGCTTTCATTTCTTCTTTTAATTTAGGGTCAGTTACAGTTTTAGCTGCTATTTCTTTCCATATTTTATATTCGGAAGAGTTAGGAGCAATGTCTGCTAAAATTTTAAATCTATCAAAAGCACCATATTTATCTCCAAATTGGTCTGGGTGCAATTCATTCAATGCTTCATAACCTGCCCCAGGTAATCTAGCTTCGCCACGAGCAATACTCGTAAACGGGTCACCAAATCTAAAATTTTCTGGAAGCCATTCTGGCATATTATTCATTAATGGATTAATCATTTTATGTCGTCTAAAATCAGGAATAAAACGACGAATAATTTCCATTGTGCTACCACCAAAACCACCGAGATTTTCATCCCAGAATTTTCTGGAGAATGATTCCATATTTTGAGAAGTAGCGATTCGTTGTCCATAATCAGAACCAAAATCTAAAGTAGCACCAGCCATATAGCCATAGATACCAGTAATAAGTCGAGTTGATTTAGCTAAATCTTGTACAAGCTCATCGCCTTTTTTAGCGTTAATTAAATCAACTATTTGGTCTGGGTCATTTATTAAATCAAGAGATTTAGAAGGAGAATAATTTCTTAATTTATCTTTTACAAGTACACTTTCAGATGCATCAAATTTTTCATCATCTGTATCCATACTATTTAATGATTTTGTTCTTGCGTCTATTTCTTTTGCTTTATTTTGAATACGAGTAATTCTATCTATACCAGTTTCTTTTGTAGCTATATTAGAAGCAATATCAGCAATTTGACTTTTAAAACTATTTATTAGTCCCTTATTAGAAGACGCCATAGATTCCATTTTTAATTCATCATACCAATTTAATGGGTCTATTTTTGCCTCTGGGTTATTTATTTGTATGCCTAATGTTGTGCCATCACCTGTTACAATAGCATTATTTTTTAATACTTGCTGGCCATAATCTTTTGTTCGAATTTGTTCTTTATTATTGGTATACATTTTAACTAATGGACCATTGCCATTAGTTCTATCTAATGTTTCATGAATATCTGTGTAGACATTCATAAGCTCACCATTTTGAATATTATACGAAGTTAATTTTGTATTTCTATCGGCTTTAGAGTATTTAACTTGACGCATAATATCTGCACCGCCAGTTTTAGTAACAAGTACAGATTTTTGGCTATCATCAGCACCTTCAGCTTTTAATTTAGCGTACATTAATGCTTTTAAATCAATACCATTTCGCAATCTATCAGGTTGCATTTCTTTAACTGGTTTAATAATTTCACCAATTGTTGGATTTAAGATAGCTCCCCAAGGAGTGCCATCTGCGAATAATTTACCAGATACAGGATATGGTCTATCATCTTTATGCATTTCTTCTAGCCAATAAGGATTAGCTAAATAATTTAAAGTAGAAAATGGATGCGTTAATGTAGGCATTAATGAATGAGCCCATTTATTATCATTAGAACCATATAATGATTTATCATAATAATCAGAAGCCATTCGTCTCGTAATCGTTGGAGACCAATATTGAATAGCACCACCACGAGCTTCATTGACACCACCAAAAGTCCACCAAGGTGCATTACGAACAGCAGTATATCCATTAGCATAATAATCAGTTAATTCATCAGCATTATAGAATTTACCACCATCGCCCCAATATCTCATAATTGGGTTGATTTCATATTGTTTTTTGAAGAAATCTGTAGCACCTATAGTATCCATTACACGTCTTGCGTTAACATCTATATTAGCAACGCCAGACGCAAATGCTGCTGATGGAGCTAAACCTGTGTGGTCTTCTATTTCATCATCAAGATACTCTAATTGATTATAGGCAATAGCTGCTGGAAGAATACGTTTAAAAGCAATACCTTTTAATAATCCACCAGCACTATAAGCAGATTGAGAAGATAAACCAAGTCCTACATATTCACCGACTTCATTCAAACGATGTAACATATAGTAACCCATTTGCGTAGCGGCTGTTACGTCTTGCATATTATTTCTACCAGCGGCAAATTGTGTAAAGTTTTTCTTTAACGCATTCATGCCACCTTGCAAATCGCCTCTCATTAAGCTTTTAGCGACATCTACAGGAGTCCATGTTTTATGTAAGAAACCAAATGGATTTTCCCTATCGGTCATAATATGCAAAGTGGGTGTATGCACTTCATCTGTATATGATGTGTATTTATTGACAACTCGTTGAGCATATTGACCAATTTGACTATAATCTTCAGAGTTTAAAATTTCATCAACAGAAAATGCCTTATTTAAAACAGAATCATTACTTTTGATGGCATTTTCAATAGTACTATAGGCAATAATATCTTGAGCGTTTTCAGATAATTTACCAGTTAAGTCTTTCGTAAGTAATCCATTTTCTTTTAATTCGTGAGTAATTAATTGATTTACTTTTTCTGATAAATTATTAAATTCATTAGAGCCTATAGTTTTTTCTGGGTCAGCTAAATCACGGAGATTTAATGTTATGTTAGCTGTACTATCTATGGCTTTACGACCAGAATAATTATAGGCCATTTTATTATTGCCCATAGTTTTTGCAATATCTTCTGCTATAGGATTATAGGCATCTGGATTATTAGCAAGTTCAACAGATAGAGCATGCAAGGCTTCACGTTTTTGGTTTACGTTTTGTATTCTATCAATATCTAATAATTTATTAATATTAGAATTGCCAGTAGCGGCTAATTGTTCTTTATCTGCTAAAGAGAATTGCGAATACGTATGTTCGTGTAAATATTTTCTAAGAGCATCTGCTTTTTCAAAATATAATTCAGGAGCATCTTCTACATTGGTATTAAAAAGATATGCTGTTTGATTTTTAATATAATCTGGATTGCCTTGCGTTCTTATTTTATTAAAAATAGCAGCAAAACCTTGTCGTTGATTTTCTTTGTCTTGACCGAAATCAAAAAATCTTAACAATTGATTGTCTTGAGTTTTAGTTAATGTATTGCCAGCCATAGCTTGCATAACATTAGCTTCACGACCATAACGACCAGAAACAATATTATAATTAGTAGTTAATTCGTGATTATATACTAATTGACCTTCATCATTAGCCACATAGGCTTTGCCATTAATATATTTAACGTCATGTTTTAAATGACCAGTGCTAGTACCACCAACAATATTTTCTAATCCATAAGATAATGTGCCAGAGCCTATAGTGAAATCCATATCTTTGCCGATATTTCTTTCCATATAGCCACGGACATTCATGATTTTACCAGGAAGAGAATTAGCTACAAAATCGCCAACTTCATAACCTAATCCACGTAAATCTGCATTAGAATATACATTACCGCTTTTATCATACTTAAAAGTATTTGAGAATTTCATACCCATAAGCATTTTACGTTCTTCTTCTGGAAGAGACTGCATATGTTTTTGCAATAATTCACGCAAATCTACATTTTGATAAGTAATGTTACCTAGTTCATCTTCAGCAGTTTTAATAGCATATTGTGTATTGCCAAATAATTCAGGTTTATTAATAAAATCACCAACAGATACTTCACCTTTTTTAGCTTGGCCCCATTTATCATTTAATTGATAAGTGCCACTTTTTAATCTTGCTTCTTCATTTCGTTGTTTAATGGCTCTAGCTGTTTGTTGATTTTTATATGTTTCATCATTAATTTTTTGAAGATAATTACTTCTAGCATCAACCATGGCTTTGTGTTGCTCAGAAGTTAATTTGTGTTTTTCTAATTCAGATAAGAATTTTTCATCTTCATCTTTTGGTATAGTATGAAGACGATTCTTTCTCATTAAATTATTAATGTGATTAAATTGATTTCTTTCAAGATGCTTATAATTTTCTAATGTTTCAGCAGCTGCATCTTGTGTTGCTTTAATACCGAAATCAATAGGAGCCATTTGCGTAGCGGTATTACGTAAACCAATAGCATCAGCAATAGAATGAGCAACTGTATTATTGCCACCATCATGTACACTAACTTTTTCTAAAGGAGTTTTGAAACCTCTTTTAAAAAAGCTTTCACGTTGTTTTAAATCTTTATATGTTAAATCAAATATATCTTTTGAATGAACATTATTTCTAATAGCTGCACGACCAGCAGTAAATTTAGTAGCTAATTTTGATGCTCGTGCAGAATTACTTAATAATCGTTTACCGCCTTTAAAGGCAAGAGCTGTAGCTATGCCAATACCTAATGTGGTTAACGATTTTCGTTTCCACTCATTGGCTTGTTCTTCTCTAGTTCTTTTCTTTTGTAATTCTTGTATTTTACCTAAATCTTCAAAGTATCCCATATGTATTTCCTATTAATACCCAGGGCGTAATGCTGGAGACATAGTATCTACATCACTTTGTTCTAATCCATCAATGCCATTTGCCAATACATTATCGTTAGCAAATTCTGGGAATTTCTTTAAAAATTCTTCCCGTTCTTTTAATTTGTCAGGGGTTAATTTATTGTTCTTGTCGCCACCACGAATTGTTGTTTGCGGTTTTTCTTCTTGTTCTTTTAGTTGTTCTTTTTGTTGTTGTTCTAATGCTAATTTTTCTAAGAACTTATCATATTTCTCTATTTTAATTCCCTGTAAATGAGATAGTATCCATTCAGCTCTTGTATAATATTTAATTGCTTTTTCCATAGGCCAATTTTCTACTTCTTCTAAATTAAGAGAAGGAAATGCCGCTAAAATCATGCAATTAAAAATATTATTTTCGTCACTTAAAAAAGCTAGACGTTCATTATCTAATACAGTACATAATGTTTCTACGTCTACGATAAGAGAAGCATCCAATATTTCTTTGCATAATTGTGTAGGTATACCAGCAGGACATTCATCTAAATCATAATGTTCTGGATATACTAAACAAGTTTGAATGACTAAATTTTCTTTTTCTAATTGAGTAAATTGGTCATCTTCATAAATTGCTTTATATTCAGCTCTGCCAAGAACTCTATATAAAAAGAACTCGTTGTCAATTTTAGACGCAACAATATTTTCATATTGGTCTACATACTTAGCAACGAGTTCCTCTATATTTATTTCTTGGGCTGAATCTTTTGTTTTAGAGTCAGCCATAAATATTAAAGCTCCTCTGTGTATACGTTAACGAAACCAGATTTAGCTAAAATTTCATCAGCCAACACTGTAGATAGGCCAGCACTTTCTTCAATTAAAGCGTCAACATCTTCAGGGAAAATAACTGTGTGTTTAAGAATAGCTTCTTGACGTTCAAAGCTTTTATCTTGTAAATCACTAGCATCAGCAACATTAGCTTCACCAGATTCTTTTAAAATAGAAATATATTCAGAACGTTTTAGCCGACGGAAAATAATATCATCGCCATCTAATGTAACACGATATACGTGCTTATATTCTTCTTTCCATTTTTCGATTTGTTCTTTAGAAATTTTATGTTTAGCCATAGCTAAGTCTCCTTTGTAATTATTATTTAATATATCTAACATCTTTAGCGTAGAATGTATAAATTTCTGTAACTGGATACCCTTTTATATTATCTACACCTAAACCATGATTAGCTTTTATTATTTTAACATCTTCTAATACGATATGTACAGTATCGCCTGCCGGACTTTTTTGTCCAAATACGATATCAATATCAAATGTTGGTTTCCATAAATAAGAAAATTTATCGGCTCTATATTCACCGACATCGCCATTATTAACATTATCAGTAATTACATTGTCTTGCCAAGTATTACGTTCATGTGTAGGAAGCTCAATTGTTTTTTGGGATTCAATTAATGGTCTATTAGATTTTCTAGCAGCTTCTAAAATTTGGAATAAATAATTAGGAGATGTAAAACGGATAGCGAATGTACCAGATATTAGTCGATTGCCAACCATATATTCATCGACAGTATAAGAATTATATCCATATGCATTTTGAACTGCTTGGTCAACTACCCAATCTATACTAGAAATATCTTCTACATATTCATTGTTAAAATATAATTCTGCATCAATACAAGAATAGTATCGTTTTAAATAGGCACTACCTTCTTGTACAGTTGATGAAGAACTTCGTGTTTTTCTATATGACACATTATATGGAACATATACAGGTGTTTTGTCTAATTGTTGAATGTCACTTTTAGCCTTTTCGCCTTGGCGAACATACTTTGACATATCATATGCAGGATAATATTTATTTGTCGTTTGCATTATGTTTCCTTAATGTCGTATAAGTTTGATGCTCTGAATAAATCATTCTTTATATTGCCAAAGAAAATGTATCCAGATTTTTTGTAAGTTTCAGTATCAATACAATAATATAAATTATAATCGAACTCATCATATCGTAATCGAATCGCATAATCTTTAGATGCTTTATATGTTGTGGTCGTAAATTCATCTGACACAACATTAAAACCGATTTGTACGATTTCATATGTATGATTGCCTTTTGGAATATCTAGCGATTTATTATATAAATTAATATTCATAGTTAAATTATCAAATAAATCATAGGCATAATCAAAATATGAGAAATAATGAGTTAATACAATATATAATAATTTATTTTTATTAGTCACAATAGCATTCGTATGAATAATAGAATTTACTATGTTTTTAAATGCTTTATTAACAGATGGAAATGCATATTGTTTTTCTGTTTCTATTTCATTAGAAATAATGTTTTTTGCTTCTTGATAGGATTCAAATCCATTGAGTCTAACTAATAGATTTTGAGTATATTCTTCTATTTCTAATATAGATTTATTATATTCATATTCGTATTGATTTTCTGATTCACTATATTTAGTAAAGTCAGATAATATTGTACCATGTTCATCAGCAATATAAAAGACTATATCACCCATTAAATTATTTTCGATTAGATTATAAATCATATGAGATGATGTAATCGGAATGGCTCGGTTAAACATAGTATTATTTATACTATCGTATTCTTTGCCGACAAGATATGTAATTTTATCTAAGTTCTGTAAAATATTATAGTCTTGAATTTCGACAGCTACCGTTTTATTAATAATACCCTCTTCTACTAATGGTCTTGATACAATAGTATTTTTAACTTCATGTTGACGTTCGTATAAAATACTTTGTTTATCAGTATCTGTTAAATTTAATCCAAAAGTAGGGAATGCAGAGTCAAGAACCATTGTGTCTGCATTAAATGTATCTGTATATTCAGATGATACAGTTTTATTGTCGAATTGATAATGAAGTAATCTTCCTAAGAAATCTTCATTATTATATAAATCTATATAATATAAAGTATTTTCTTTACATTTTAATGTAACTGTTGATTCATGTAAATTATGATATACTAATTTATTTTTTGTTTTATCAATAATATCTACATGGGTTACTGTTAATGGTACAGATACAATAATATTATTTTTATTATATATAATAGAAGTATCTTCTAACGCGTGATTCATATTAATTGTTTGAATATTTTCATACCGTTCTGCATTAGATACAATGTGATAATATGATTTTTTTTCGTTATCTGTTTTATCTTCTATACTATTATATAAATGTAATAAACTTTCTGTTTTATATAGATTTGGTTTTAATACAGCGTCTGTATTTTTAATAGTGAAAGTATTTAGTTCTGAACTTAATTTACTATTGTTAATATATTTTTTTAATTGGTCAATAAAATACATTGTGCTGGATAACATAATATATGTTCCGCATTCAGCCGTTGTATTATTATTTTTATCTTCGGCGTAAAAAATATAAAGTCCAGGATTTAATAAGCCGTGAATTTCTACTGTATCTGAGTCTGTTTCAATAGATAACTCATCTTCTGGGTGTGCTGCATTATAATATTTTAATGTAGTATACCCATTTTTATATTCATTATTTTTAATAATAATGCCATCAGATAATTGTCTAATAAATGTTAATGGGTATAAAGTATTTAACTTATTTTTATTAAGAAGCAATGCTCTCATGTCATTAGCCGCATCAATCATATATGAATTAATATGTTGCTTTTCTGATTCTAAGATGACATTGGCTTTATCTTTTTTAATCACTTCATCATTTAATAAAGACAGCACTGCTGTGTTGATAGCATATTTATATATATTTGGATAGTTAACAGGAATTTGTTTACTGATAGGCAAAAAAGAAATTTGCTTTGTTTTTGTTTCTTCTTCTTTATCATCTTTAAAAATAATATCTTCTGTATTTGTAACAGAAGTTTCTTTCGTTAAAAATTCAGGAGTTAATATTTCTTTATTTTTAATTTTCTTTTCGTATTGTTCTTTTTCTTGTATCCATTTAATAACTTCTTTTTCTGCTTCTTCTTGTTCTTTAGGAGAAGCTATTTTGAAGTCACCCCATTTAATTTTACAGCATTCATGGAGAACTTTTTGGAAAGTATCATCATCAAATTTTCCTGTACGAATATAGGCATCATATGCATCTTGATATTTTCGTTCGCACATGATTTTATTAATTTTAATTTTTTGTTGATTGGATTTTTCTTGTTCTTTTTTTGTTTGGTTGATATTTGGTTTATCTTTATCAATTTGTTGTTGCCACCAATCATGGTTATTAACGTCAGGAATTATTTGTTCCCAACCATCTTTCTTTTGTTGTTCTGGAATTTGTTCTGGAATAATCGGTTTATTTTCTTCTTTTTTAATTTCAGGTCTTTTTTTACCATGATGATGATGTCTAATTAATGCAATTAAACCAGCTAAGCCTGCTGCGATACCAGCAATTCGTTTTGTTTTTAAATTCCACCAAGAACCTTTTTTCTTCTCGTCAGTATCCCATACAATTTCTTCGAGAGAATCAGAAATATTTTTTTCTTTTTCTGCATCATTATCTTCAGCAGATAATATTTTATATGGTCTATCTATAATATTGGAGCGAGTAATAGAAGATGATTTTTCTTCTAATAAGTCTAATTTAGAATAACCAGCTCCTAAAGAATATCCTTCTTGGTCTAAATAATCTATATCTAATGCAAAAAATTCATACGTATTTTCTGTATAGAAATCCTCTATGGACATGACTTGTCCTTCGTTAACAAATGTAACTCCATAGAGAGCGATGCGAGCTTTATCCCCATATTCATTAGCCATAGCTATTGTGATATTTAATGGAGGCAATTCATCACTTAATGCATGAACTTTTGCTTTACCTTCTTTTTCTAGCCATTTTTCAAGGAGCTTTAACATCCAATGTTTGTCAAATACTTGAAAAACAAGCGAACCTGCAATTGTTCTGTTATCATACACATAAGCAATTGCGTTCATATTGCCAAGTACACGTACTGGCGATTTTTCATTATGTACTGAATATGAAATTGTTTTTACTGAACCAACTACCCCTGTAACGGCATTCCCACCACTGAGAGGTAATTCAAAAACACATACCATATCCGTTCCAGAGAAGCTTGTATACGTATCTACATATTTAGTAGCTATTGTTCTTGCTTCATTTGGCATATTATTATATTTCCTTTTTGTCGTAAAAAAATAAAAAAGGTTGAATTTTGTTTCAACCTTTTTTATTACTGTTAGTTTTTATTTTATTTAGATGCACCAGTTGCACTTGTAGCATCATCTTTTACTGCACGCATATATTCTACACGACGAGCAATGAAAGTACAAGCTTTTTCAGATGAAACATCATCGATAGAGAATCCATTGGATTCATTTAAAATTTCTACACCGTAAATAACTACAGTCGCTTTTTGACCATATTCATTTGCGAAAGAAATTGTAATATCGAATGGAGGAATTTCATCTTCATATTCTGGTTGTTGAGATTCAACAATATTATTAGTGATTTTATTGGCAGCTGTTGCTGTTGCACCACTTACACCTTCGAGTGCCATATCAGTCATTTGGCTATCCCATTCTTCAATAGTCATAGCTTCCATGTTTTTATGAGCACCAAGACGGTGGAATGTTTGTTGTTGTTGGATATGTTCTTTCAAACCTTCGATAAGTGCATCACGGTCAAATACTGTAAATACTAAACTGCCCGCAATCCCGCGTTTCGTTTATACCCTCTCTTTCGAGATATTTTAAAGGGACTAGACTATATCTTCATCTTTCCAGACTTTTTCAGCTTTTATATATTTTCGTTCTAAATAAACATTAGAATCTTTGTATAACCACTCTAATAATGCATTTGCTGTAGAAAAATTATATGTAATTTCATATACATTTTCAGTTCCTTTTTTCCTAATGGAATTTGTTTTATGCTTAACAAAATTCTTTGTTTGGTCATTTAATTCTTTTAGAAAATTTAAGTTACCGAGAATTCTTAACCTAATTCCAATATATATTTTATCATCTCTATATGCTTTAGCTGTTCCTATTGAACCATCTCCGTCTATATATCCACGAATAAAATGTTTTATATATTGTTTTTTGATTAAGGGAAATTTTATTTCTTTATGTTTATTATTAGTCGTCATAGAATAAAATTTTTTAAATTCTGGCATTCTTTTTTTACAACTAATTTTTAACATATATGATTTTGTGTTTTTTCTATATATTAGTGGTTTATCTGGAACAATTAAGTCTCTTAATTTTTCAAGAATCTTAATATCTTTTTCGTTTAGTGTTAATTCTATTTCATTATCACTAATATATCCATCAGCTGCTATAAAGCCGAGGAAATAATATAATTCTTCAGAATCTTTTTCAAAAAAGTCCCAGTTATAATTATATAAATGTTTGCCCATATTTTTACCTCCAAAATAATATTTTATAATTTCTATGTTTTTATTATATATTATTTTGAAGTGTAAATCAAGGTATTGCTGAAAAGAGATTCGCACTTCGATTTAATGGATTTTCACCAACCTAATAATAGGCCCTACTCCTAATGCCTTTTGGCCAATGGGATAGTCGTTGGGGCGTAAAACTTTTAAGTTAAACTGCCTGCTGATTGTCCAATTCTTACACTTTTTAAAACCATTGCCATTTATGTTTTCACATTTTGTTTTGGTAGTAAGACTTTAAGGAGTTTCCAGCATATCACGAATTTTATTTTAACTATGTTACCATAGAGAAGAGGCTAAATTAACCTCTGGATACAGAACGAAGCTCTGCGCTCCCCATCGTGTAGATAGGAGCCTTTTCCCGAGTTACAGAATAAGAAATAGCTTGTAATTCACCGATTACTGCTGTACCGAAAGTACAAACAATATCGCAACCGGAGAAAGAAGTATATGTATGAGTATACTCTGTTGCAATTGTTCTTGCCATTATTTATGTACTCCTTGTTGTACTAATTTAAAAATGTTAGATAGGAGAGGCATAATTATTATGCCTCTTTATATCTATTTATTTTATTACTATTATTTATCAGAACCTGCACTATCAATAGTATCAACCATTTTAATAGTGTTGCGAATTTCACGAATTTCGTAAATAGGAACGATTTGGTAATCAATTTCGATGACAGACATTTTGAGCAATTTAGGGTCATTGTTCATAACGAAGTCATATTTTTCAATCAATGTACCTGTGATTTTATCAAGGTTAGATTTAATAGCTGTTTTAAGAGCATTACGGTTAGCAGTATGGTTTTGTTTACCAATAAATGGTTCACCAGCTTGACGAATCAAATCTTCAACTGCACCTACAACACGAGAGCATGCAAGACGACGGTAGATAGAATCTGCATTAGCCATTGTTACGCCATCAGTAACTACGATGCCTTTTGTAAAGGAATTACGCATTGTTACGAAACCAGCAGATGTCAAACGAGACAATTGAGATTTAGATAACGCATATTCAAGGTTAGTTACGTTGATTGGTTGCATTGTAGAAGATTGGTCAAGGTCTAATGTAGAAACGAAGCCAGCGTAAGCACCTACGTTATTAGAAATGTAAGTGTAAGATGCATTGTCGATTGCTAAAGAAGATTGAGCAACTACTACAGATACGTTACGACCAATGTTGTATGGTAAGTTATTGCGGTCAAGCATGTTACGACCTACTGCATTTTTAGCATATAAGTCGAAGTTTGTTGCAATAAGTTTGTCAACCATTTCGCTGATTTTATCAAGAGAAGTAGAAGCCATACGTTTTGTACCGATTACGCCATGAGTTGGAGTTGTTTTTAACTCAGTATAAGTACAGTGCTGTGCCAATTGACGAGCAAAGTTATCAGTTGTGCGGAATGGCACACGCATAGTGTAGTCATAACCAACTTCTTTATCTGCACCGCAAGTACCAAGAGCTTTTTCTTCTGTTGGAGTTGCAGGATTCAAACCAAGAATTTCAGCAACCATATCGTCTTTTACAAGAGCACCATCTTCAGAAACTTTGAATGTGAATATGTTACGCAAGCAATTAATTTTATTTAATTCTTCAACGAATTCTTCCAAAGTCATGTGGTCAAAAATACCAGAGTTAATAACGATGCGGTTTACATCATTAAATTCAGAAGATTCAGCATATACAGAGATAGCTTGTTCATCTTCGTCTGGACGGTAAAGAGATTCTAGGTCACCAACTGGAATCAATTGAGCACCATCGATTTTGCACAAGAAAATAGTATCGAGGTTATTTACCAATGCATAATCTTTAGTGTCCATAGTTGTGCCAGTAACATCTGTCATATCTTCAAATACATATTTTTTAGCATTTGCGGCAGATGGTTTGGCTTGTTTTAATTGGTCATTAACTACGATGATACGACCAACGAATGCAGAACCAATGATAGCATTTGTATCGTAGTTAGCTGCACAATGTTGTACATCATCTAAATATTCAAGACCATTTTCAGTCAAGCGAGCTAATTTATTAGAATTTGTATCGAATACTACAGAACCAGCTTTATATACACCATTCTTAATAGCCTTACGAGTTTCATCGTAGCCTAAAGAATAAGAAGGATATACGTCATAGATTTCTTCAGCTGCAATAGCATCGATATCAGTAATCATGTTTTGTTCAACTTTTTCTAAAGTTACAGAATATTTCTTAGCTTTAGTAAAGTTCTTTTCATCGATAACTGGAGTAACAGAAATCAATTTATCCATGATGCTGAATTCTAAAGCAGATGCTTTTTTGAATTCAGATGCACGAGGTAATTTACCTTTAATTGTGTCATCAGCATTAGCACAAACAATAGCACGGTATTTAATTTCGGAATCTTCCAAAATAGAATAGATACCTTCTTTAATAGATACTGTGCGAGCTTTATCTTCTACTGGAGACTCAACGATACGAGGAGTGATTTCTTGACCAGCGGAATTTTTACGTTGTTCAGCACGAGCTGTGATTGCATAACCAGAACCTAAACGTCTATAGATTTCGAATTTAGACAAGTCTGTTTCTTCGTAATCAAAAGCATCTGGTTTAAACGCACGGTCAATAGCACCGTAAGTTTCCAAGAATTCCCAACCTTTAGTTGTTACTTGTACATCACGCAATGCTGCACGGAATGCTTTAGGGTCATTAGCAGGGAATGTAATTGGGAATGCTTTACTTACATCTGTGTTATATTTCAAACGACGGAAGTAAGGAGCTTCAACTTTATAAGGTAAGTTCTTTTCGCTTTTAGTTACATGGAAAGTTAAAGTAGTGCGACGGTCACATAAGGATTCATCACGACCAATTGTATACAAACCAGAAAGCATAGAACCGACTTTAAGATGGTTAGCTTCTGCGGAATGAGTTACATCATTACCTTCTTTATCAACGATAGTGAAATTCAATACGTTGTTGAAGACATAACGATTGAATAAATCAATCAAGTCTACAAGACGAGAATTAGCAGTTACATTGAAATCTTGATTCAAACGAAGTTCGTTTTTAATCATCATTTCGCTAGATTCAACAACACCACGTTGTTTTTCTACGATTGTTGCACGAGAAGCTGGTTTGTAGAAAGTAATTTTTTCATCACCATTAGTACCGTCAAACAATACGTAGCAATCTTTAGCGATATTAGAAGGGAATTGAGAAGACAATTGAAGACGGAAATCAGAATCAACTGCGAAATCAAAAGTCTTGGAAATATTTTTACCACCGATACGTACACCGTAAATTGAACGACAACCACGGTTCCAAGCATCTTGGATACCTGCTACCAAGGAAGCTTCTTTCAAAGTTTCAGATTGGTATGGTTCGCCGAAAATGTAACGAGCGTGTTCCATGGAATAAACTGGAGTTGGGGAACCAACTGGGCCATTGAAAGCTGTACCAATAATCAATACAGAATCAGTAGTGCCAAAAGCGGATTGGTCAAAGCCTGTAGAATAATCTTGTTCAACTTGCGTAATAACGCCAGGCAATTTACCAAGTTCTTCATTAAATAAGGTCATGCTCATTTAAATAAGCCTCCTATGAATTTATCATTATTAATAGTTATACGTATTTTTTAAATCAATACTCCAGAAATATCCGTATCGTAACTTACGTAATTTCTTTCTATTTCAACATAATATTGAAGACTACGTACTGATAAATTTTGACGATAATAATCGTAATTCTTATCAGAAAAACGAGATTTAAATACTATTTCAGCTACGCCTTGTTGTTTAAAATAACCAGAGTATCTGAACATTAACTCTTCAAAATCTCTCATTACCTTATTTGCTGTTATATAGTCACTGCCAATTATATTAAATTGTATAACACATTTAAATCTTTGTGACCAAACTTGTCCATGTCGTTTCCATCTATCATTTTTATCATCTGATTCTTCAATGAATTGGTTGATAACACGAGGTTTTAATTCAAGTTTTGGTTCATAACTAATAACATCAAATTGGATAATAGGATGATTAATTGGTACTTGTTGGTCAACAACGAATCGTGCACCTTCATCAGGATTAAATTCTACATTATCTTTTTTCAATGCCTTTACTACAAGTTTATTAATCATAGCAAATAAATCATCGAGGTCACAATTTTTATCGGCTTGTTGTTTATCTATTTTAATAGATAAATCTTTACCTATTGCTGATTCATTACGTACACCAATTTTTTCATTATCTAAATCTACTGTTGTTTCTTTTCTATGTATAGTACTAGAATGAACTTTATTTAGAGGCGTTGTTTGTGCCTCTAATCGTTCATCTAGTAATTGTTGCAAATCATCCATTATACTTCAACCTCCTTAGAGATATGAATTTTTTCAATTGAATTAATAGGAACAATTTCAAAATTAACGACGATGACAATTGTTCCTTTTCCGCTTTTATATACGTTAATAGAAACAATTGCCCATTCTTTAATTAATATCCCTACAATAGAATCTAAAAATTGTTCTAACTTTTCTTGAATTTTTTGTTTTTTATACTCTGAATATTGCATACCCATATAATCAGAAAAATCAAGAATACGCTCTATGTATTTTTTAATCATAGAAATCGTAACAATTTTTTCAGTATCTCTAGTAAGGCGACAATTCAATAAGTTTTCTACTGTCGTTTCTCTTACAGAATGAGATTTAAAATAGGCATATAATGGATAATCCCATGCATCTAAATGGAAAATAGCTTCTCCCAGTATATCCGAAGTAGGATATGTACCAGGAGAAGTTGTTGCTAATAATGAAGCTAATATAATATCAGCCATTTCATTATTAACTAAATTATTAGCCACAATAATAATATTTTCTAAATTAGCATTTTCAGAGCAGCATCGTCTAAATAAATCGTAAGAGTCATTCATGTATGTATTAAAATCATCTATTGTTTCATATAATGATGCATGTTTACCAGATGCAATAATAGTAGATAATTTATTAATTCCAATATTTCCTAGTGTATATGCAAAATAATTATGTTTATATGAAGCATCATTAGAATCAATAAAAGAATCATCTATCATAATATCTGGACAAACAATAAATGCAAAATCATAATCAGATGCAATATTAGCTACATCTATAAAATCATCTTTAGTTTGTATATTAGAAACAAAGATTGATTCTACTCCGATTTGTTTAGCTAACACATAAGCTTCTGTCAATTTAGATTCACCATATAATCGTAGCATATCTTTAAAAGAAGTGATATGTCTAATTTCTTTTAACGCATAATTCGTTGCACCAGAAGCTACTATTAAGATGTTATTGTGTTTATCAAATGTTAGCGTCTCTTGTAGTGTATCGCTCATCTTTATAGCCAGCCTTTCTTAGTGCATCACGAATATTATTAAATAATTTATCTCTACCGCTTTTTACTGGTGCAGTTTCAATTCTCCAATATACAATATCATTATCATCAGAACGTTCATAATATACATCAGATACTTGGTCTAACTCAGTAGCATCATAAATAATGTCTCCTGGTTTAATATCAATATCTATATCTTTATTATTTTTTGTATAATATACATTCATGATATTTTTTTCAGCAAAACCAATATTGCTTGCGCGAATCGATACAGCTAAATTTAAATTAGCTGCATATTCACGAGTGAAACGTAATTTATTCCCTAATCCTAAACAAGTTGGACAATCTGGATTTGGTTGCTTACTGACATCATTAATGCAATGACATTGTTCTTGTTTTTTAGAGATAAACCAAACTGGGTGTGACCATAAATCGATTACTTTTCTAATATTAGGGTCAAACCAATGATTACAATTCAATGGCTTCATTTAATTAACTCCATTGAGGAACGCTACGAGCAATTTCTTGTAAAAGAGATTCTGTAGTGGTCCATTGTACATCTGTATTGGAAGAAGATTTTAAACCAATACGAGTAACTTTAGGTTTAGCACGTCCTTCTGGCCAGTATCCACGAACGGCATCTTCCCAAGTTTTTAATTGTTTATTTAAATCATCGAGTAAATCTTTTAATGTTCCTAAATCTTTTTCATGTTCGTATTCAATAACATCTAGTTTATATCGATTGTCTTTATCGAATCCAGTACTCATAATCATTCGCATGAGACAATCGTAAGTAGCTTTGAGTCTTACAAAATTTTCTACGGCAAAACTATCTGTTTTAATTTTAGATTTTGTTTGCGAAATAATGTAATCTGCATATTTAGAGGCATCTCTAATATAAGAACGCATATTGTTATCAGGAATTTCATAAGCATCAGTAATCATTTTTAACGATGTTAATGTACAATACATTGGTTTATATTCAGTTCGAATCGTAAATGTTTTAGATTCTAATGCATTACCATCTTTGTCTTTTAATCCAGAGACAGTAAATGTGTAATCAGAATTCGCTAACACTTCTTTAGGAGCGATTTTTATAATGTCTTTTGTATTTTCTTCATAGCTAATTTCAGCTACAATTCGTTCTTTAGCCATTATACATCCTCCCTTACAATTCTAACTTTAATATCAGATATATCTACATCAAAAGGAAAATCGATTAAGAAATAATCAGGTAATGGGTCTGCATACGCTTCATATTCTAAAGTATAGGATTTACCGTCACTCACTTTTTGTTTCGGACTTTCAATTCTATCTACAAATTCGATAGCATTACCTACAACTTCAGGAGTTACATCTGTATCTTTTAAAGCATCAGTTTGTGGTGTTTCATGAACCAATCCTTTTTTAGTAAAAGTAATGGGTGTGGACCACATACCATAATTCTCTGCATTTAATTCTCGCTGAGAACGCATACGAACATAATATTGTCCATTATCTGTAACTTCTTTTAATAGAATACGATATGCATGTTTATCTTCTGTTTTATATTTATCATGGTCTATATAACTTCTATATAAGATATTATAGAAATTATTATCGGAAGCGACTTCTAAGTAAAAAGCTTCTTCGAATTTACTTTTACTAATCTCTTTCCATTTTAATTCAATAGTACCTTCACAAGCTTCAAAATTAATTGGTGAAGTAATTTCTACTTCTGATACAACATCACTTTTAAAAGTAATGCGTCGCATCATAGCCAAATCTAACTTTTTCTCTGTAATAGATTGAATACCTGTGTCAGTAATGACCAGGTATTCATCTCCAGGAACAACCCATTCTCTAAATTGCAATTGAATAATATTTCTGTCAACAATAACATTAATAGGCGCGATATGTTTTGTTTTATTATTTAATACATAAATATTATTATTATCGACTGTATCTTCATCGATATCCATACTGCATTTAATAAAAATAGATTGGTCTTGTAAACTAGGTACAACTGCTAAAACAGAAAATTTAATTTCTGCCATAGAGTATTTCCTTTATAAATTATTCAGTTAATGGGTTAACGATAACTGCTTGTACGGATTCTTCCAATTCATTAATGAAGATATTAACGACTTGCATTTCAGCTGTAGCAGGAATTTCGAATACGCCATCACGTTTTTTAGAACGTGCAGTGAATTTTTTAACTTCTACTTTTTCGCCTTCTTCACCGATTACATAATATAAACCAGTTACATCTGTACCAACTTTATAAGAAATAATTGCTTTTTTAGCATCAGTAGATTGGTCTGCATTAATTTCGCAAGTTAAATCACGAGCATCTTCTTCTTCAGTTTCTGTATTTTCTGCATCAGCTGCTAATAATTCTTCATCAGTTGGGCCAGATACTTCATCAAGAGTAGCTTCAGATTCATCTGCTACTGGAATAGTATTAGCATATACGGGTTTATTTACTTCTTCTGTATTAGGAACTAAATAATATTTACCTTCATGTTCCATAATACGAACTTCAGGAATATCACCACCAAGAGTACCACTTTGTAAAATAATAGTACCCATACGTACAGAGCGACGAAGTTGAGCACAGTTTGTACCAGATGGAATAGCTGCTGTACGTTTACCTGCTGTTAAATATACACCAGATAATTCATCATAATAACCAGCTTGACCAGGTGCCAAGCGAACTACTGCGATTTGAGACATAAGTTTCTCCTTTGATTTTTTATAAAAAATATAGGGCGGCTATATTGCCGCCCTAGTGTAGGTCTTTATTATTGACCTTTATTATTTAAAGAATTCACAGTCGCTGCGGACAATGTATTTGTCAATGTAACTGTAGGAGGTTCTGGGTAAGTAGGAGCCACTGCAAGATTGCGAGCTACTGTAATACCACGACCATTGTCGAGGATACCTACGCCATAACGTTCTTTACATTTCAAGAGACGAATGTCACGTTCTGGGTCAGTCCAGTTATCAGTGGACAATGCTTCTTTTTCAGCAATAACGCCAACAGAACTGCGGTCGATGCAGTACATATCGAATTTTTTGTTAACTTTATCAAATTTAACAAATGGAGAGAAAGATACGGAAATTGGCATTGGAAGACGACCTTGAACTTGGTTAGGTTGCATAATGAATTTTTGAGGACCTTGTTCAGCGGATAAACCAGAAAAACCAGGAGTACCTTGTGTAGCACCCCAAGGATGAACTTGAGAACCACCCAATGCACCGTAAGTCAAACCATTACCAATCATGGAGTTACGAGCGAATACTACCCAAGTCAACGGATGCATAATCACATCTGTTGGTGTCTTATCATTAGCCATTAAAGCTAGTACTAAATCCAAGAAGTCTTCAGTAGTCAATGTGTTATTATAAGAACCATCTTTATTCAAACCATGAGTACCAGCTTCTGGAATTTGTGTACGCATATCGTTGTCGAATACTGGAGTGCCATGAGTAGAGAATGCATTAAAGCACCATTCTTCTTTATAGCGAGCCATAGCTTGACCCATTTTACGAATGTTGATACCGTAGATATCCCAAGAAGAATCTTGAACAGCTTCTTCTGTGATAGTTACTTTCAAACCAATTTTCTTCACGCGGATTTCCAATTGGCTGTTTTCTACAGTATTGAAATCTACGGAATCTTCGTTGTAACGTCCGCCTTCGGCAACTTCGCTTGCACGCAATTCGCCAACTACTGGAATTACATATGTAACAGAGGAACCACCTTCAACATGAACAACGTTCATGAATTTAGTAGCTAGATATTCAGGTTCAGCTGCTTCACGCAATTGACCTTCGATTACTTTAGGAATTAATTGAACAACGTCTGTAGACATCAAGGATTCTTGTACGGATACGCGACCTTTGTCATAGTTGCCGTTAATGTTCAATACCATTTTTTCCATCAAATCATAAGTATTAGGCATAACAGCTGGTTTTTCTGTAGCTTCGCCAGCTTTGAATTTTTTCAATTGAGCTTCGGACAATTTGCGACCTTGTGCAATTTTGTTCAAAGTTTCTGTAAGTCTCATAGACATGTATAAATTCTCCTTATCGGGATTAAATCAAATATTTATATAAGTCCGCCCCATTTAGGGGCGGTATGTATAAGATTATTTTTGTAATAAGATTTTTACGGAACCAACTACACCGTCCCAATCCATGAATGTAGGAACACCAGATTTACCTTTTACTTGGTATACTACACGAACGGACAATGGTTTTTTGTTAGCTTTAACTGCATCTGCAATAGCTTTCAATGTAGCATTTTCTTGGTCTTTAGCACCAATAGTAATGATACCTTGAGCTGCATTTACATATTTAACTACGAAGTTAGTACCAACTACTTGACCAACTTTACACAATTTAGCATCAGCTGCCCATGCTGTGTCATCAGCTGGAATAGCGATTGGAGTTTCACCGATATCAAGGAGAATTGTACCTTCTTTAATATTTACATCAGGAAGACGAACGATTACATCGTTGTATTCTTGCATTGCAGAACCGTCATGTGCTTGAGACAAGTCAGCAGAAGCACCAAGATGACCTACTACTTGGTCAGCTACAACTTTAGTGAATACATTAGCACCATCAGTCAAGCCAGGGATACCAAGGTCATTATAACGAAATTCTGGATTCATACGAGGGTCATACAAATCAATGCGGTCAGATGCAAGCATATGAAGGTCATGATTTAAGTAGTTTTTATCGTATGGGTAGCCAGGGTAAGTGTTAGTAGAATTATAAGGGGAATTTTCTATAGCATCTTCGCCACGGCGATTAGTTTTACGATATACAGTTGGGTTGAAATATTCAGAATTCATGCGGTCTTCAAGAGCCCATGTAGCCCATTTAGCTGCACCTTCTGGAACTAAATCAGTATTGACTGCATATACAGTACCCAATACTTGTTGACGTTCCAATTCATATTCTTGAATATCCATACCAGCCATCAAATCATTGAAGTTCAAGATGGAAGGAACGATACGACCATTTTCGTCAGAACGTACTAAGCAACCTGGGAACAATTGGCCGTAAGCGCTACCCCAAGGGTTTTGCTCTGCCTTATCTTTATAAGCAAACCAAGGTAATTCAACCAAAGCGTCAGTACGAATTGGACCAGGCATAATACCATTGAATGCGTCGTCATCACGAGTGTATTCATTACGTTCAATAATACCGATAGGTACATTGCCAAGACGAATTTCGCCAACTTTAGGAACAACACCAGTAGTTTTTACACGAACAAGACCAGTGCCTTCTTGCATTTCTACTACTTCATCAGTATAGTCAGCTAATTGACCAATAGCGTCTTTCTTTTCTTTTGTAGGGCGGAAACAAGTTTCTTCGTAAGTGTCAGACAAACCTTTAAGTGGAGTCCAATCACGACCGATAGATACTTCAGGAACATCTTTACCAGATGCTACTGGAGATACTAAAGATTTAGCATTAGCTGCTGTTTTGAATTTATCGCCAGCTTTACGCAAACGAACAGAAGCACCACCGTTAGCTAATGTCAATGTAGAGAATTTCTTTTCAGATTCAGTGTCTACTAAATCCATACGAGGGTCAACTGCCACTACACGACCTTTAGGAATAACGATTTGGTTATAACCAACGCCGAAACCATAACGGAATAATGCTGGCAAACGGAAGTCAAATGCATATTTAATATTTGGAACATCATGTTCAGATACGTTAATTTGCGTATTTGTACGATTGATGCGGTCATCAGAATGGTCACGGTAGCCAGGAAGGTTAGCTTGGAAGCGAGAACCATCATAACCTGGGCTCATGATTTCTTTATTAGTGAAATTTCTAGGGTAAAGTGCCATTTAAAAAAGCCTCCTAATTATTTATGAGTATTTAAAATATCAGAGAAGATGTTGTAAAATTGTTCTTTCAAATCAACTGTTTCAACTTCTTTAACATCTTTCTTTTCTTCAGATTCTTTCAAAGAAGGGTTTTGTAAAGTATTACCCAAGTTAGAAATATCTTTATCTTTTTTAATTAAAGATTCTTTGAAGTCTTTAGACAAATCGCTAATAGAATCTTTAATAGATTCTTCGGAACGATTTTTAACAGCTTCAACATCAACGTCAGAATGACCTAAAGCTTCACGCATAGTTACAAAGTTTTGAACTAAAGCTTCTTTCAATTCAGCTTTTACTTCAGCAACTTGTGCTTCTAAGCCTTCACGCATTTGTGCAGCTTCTGTCATTTTTTGAGTTAAATCATCTTTTTCTGTTTTAAGACCTTCGAGCTCTTGTTCGAGGGATTCTTTAACAGTAGTCAAATCAGAATTAGTTTTTTCTAATTCAGCGATTTTTTCAGAAGTTTGAGTTGCAGCTTCTTTTAGTTCAGTTACTTCTTGTGTAAGTGCAGTAACTTTAGCTTCAGATTCTTGCAACTTAACTTTCAAATCTTCAGGCATATCAGTTATGTCTCCTTTAGTTAAGTTTAAATCTTGATTAAGACTTTCAGCAAAAGCCTTTACTTTACTATTACTTGCAGTAGCAGGATATATATCAATATTTTTTGCATACATATCGCTAGGAACAATTACATAGCTAAGTTCTTTTGCTTCCATTTCGTGGATATCCCAGTAACAGGTCTCTCCATTATATATAGCACCACGTTCATGTTCACAAGTTTCTCCATTAGCCAATTCTTGACCACAGATAGAACATTTTACGGAATGAGCAATTACACCAATAGATGTTGTTTCTAATAGTCCGGATTTCACATCTGCTTTTGCTTGTTCACCAGGAATGTTAACAGTGAATAGTAAAGCAGGAGTTTCAGAACGCGTATTTTTAGTTATATATTTTGCTTCACAAATACGGCCAATAATTTCGCCATCTTCTTCATTATGATGTTTAATTAATGGTCTTCGATAGGGATTTGTCCAAGATGCTACAGATTTCTTTAAGCAATTTGGAGTATATCGAGTATAATTTCGTGTCGCAAATGGAGCTGCATGGATACCTTCAATTTCTACCATAATAGAATTAGGGTCGATAACTGAACTACCAGCGGCCTCACTTAAATCTAAGTGCTGGTTAAATCCATCTACAATTGATAAAAAGTCTTTATCAATCTGTTCCTTAATCATCATCGCCATCGTTATTCACCGCCTTTCTCTGGTTTAATTTTGCAAGAGCAATAAGCGTGAAATGGTGGAATATCATCTAAACTAAAATGATTAGTATCGATGATGCTTTTATGATGCTTCTTATCTTCACTGTTGCCAAAATCTACGTATACTTTATTTTTTCCAAGGGCATTACAGGTTTTAACATAAGCATACCAGTAAGATTTTGATACAGTATATTCAGTTAAGAAGCGAACACGATATTCAAGAGAATTAAATACAGCTTCTTTTTCTTCTCGGGTTTCACATTTTTTAATACGTTTGCTAATTTCTTTGAAGATATCATTAATTGTATTTTTAGTCTCTTTTACGATATTAACAGTTTGTATATCAAAAGTAAAGTCTGGCTTTTTACTTCCACAATCTTTAATTGCTTTTTCGTATCCAGCTAACATTTCTTTTTCCATATATTTTTCAAGCATTTTTAAAATACTTTCTCTTGTGAGAGGTATAGTAAAAGCGTCTTGATTTTTAACATCGTCACATACATCATTACGCATTGCTTGGAACTTATTATATATTACACTAAAATTTTTTTTATAAATATCTATATTTTTTTTAGTGATTTTATTTCTGTCAGTTGCAGATTCTGCAAATTCTTTAATATTTACAGATGTTTTTCCATATTGATTTTCTGGTTGTGCAGTATTAGAAACTTGTTTATTTTCATCTCCCGCATCACCTTGTTTGCCTTGTGGATTTGTATTGTCTCCAGATTGAGAACCATCTGGTGTTAACATACCTTTACCGGCCCATACTAAATCCATTTTGTTTTTTTGTACTACTAAATTAGCATATACATCATCAATAGAAATATTATCTGCTCGACGTCCAAGTTCTTTACGTAATTCTTCAAATGTAATCGCATTACCTTGATATTGATTTAAATAATGATTTTCAACTTTAACTTTAGTTTCTAAGTTAATTTCATTAAACTCAAAAGACACAATATCGGCTTCATTAAGGATTGGATTAAATCCACCTTCTAATAATAATTCATTAAATAAATTATTCTGTACGAAGTTAGAAATACTTTTTTGGAAATATTTTACAGCATCATGTACTTGTTCTTCCATAGAGTCAGCATCTTGTTTTATCCCGCCACGACCCATCATAGAAGTCGATAAATATAATGCAGAGAATACACGTTTTTCAAAATATTCTAAATAGGGTTGTGCATTTAACGCTACATTATTAGCACCAAGATTTTTAAATTCAACTTTTTCATTCGTAATAATTAATCCATCATCAACTAATTGTTCTACGACTTGTTGAGCTTCTTTAATTTCTTGGTCAGTTGCCATCATACCCTGTTGAGGAATCCCGACTTTCATTTGTGTAATCGGGAATAAACAACGGTAAATTAAACGTTCTACATTACCTTCAATACGTCTAAGCATTTTTACATCTTCTAAGGCAGATGCAATTCTTGGCGTACCGAATGCATTAGAAGCTTCTTTATCAATATAAAAATGAATGATATCAGTCGGCTTAAATTTAACTGAATCATTTCCTAGCGTTTGTTCATAGCGTTTAATAGCACCATTTGTATCACGCTGAATTTTTATAGTAGCTGGGTCAATTCTAAAATAACCACCAACTGCTTTACTGTCATAAACAGGGTTGATTTGTAAATCAGATAAATTAACACCAGAAAAATCTGTACGACTTTTTACGAGAAAAGCATTTGAATAAGCAACTAAGTCATTGCCTATTTCAATTAATAAATTACTAAATGCTTCTCCTGTCATAAATGACATGAGTCGTAAACGTTTTCTAATATATTCTGCGGCTGCATCATTTTCACTAACGATGCTATAGCCAGCTTTAAAAATAAGCTGACTATAATCCGTTACAAATCGTTTAATATAAGAATCTGATTTAATAGCTGCTTGAATTTCCGTTAATGAATATTCAGCTTCTGTTAAATCATTAGATTGAGAAGCACGACCTGTTGCTTTAATCGTAAACTTTTTAATATCGTCTTGACTAAAGGCAGGTGAGCTTCCACCAGAAGACCCTTGTTTTTTGGCAGGAGTTGATGTGGCCCCAGCTTCTTGTATTTCTGGAATATTTGGTTTCCAGAATTTTAATGCATCAAGAAGAGCCATGTTTTCTCCTTTATAAAGAAAATATATTTTCGTCTACAGTATTACTACTGTTGTTGCTTATTATTTTGTGCATTACGATTACCAGTAGTTTTTTGTGTATTTTTTTGGTCTACTGTAGTTCCTTTTACGATGCCAGCATTATCAGTTACATTATCAGCGACTGTATCTTTCGTTACTTTCACAAATAAAGAATTAGTCGCATAAATGTCTACACCATTTTTAATAAGCATAGCTTTTGCTTGTGCTTCTTTAACTGAATCATCGAGAATATCATTTAATAGTAAAGCAGATGAATTTAAATATTTATATGTGTTATATAAAGCATTTTTATATCTGCTATCATAATTAGCTCTACTTTCACGTAACAAAGCATTACTATGAGATTGTGTATATTCAGAAGAATCTTTATATTCTTCTCCGTAATAACGTTCTCGTTGTGCTTCAGCTGCATGCCAAGCTCTTAGATGCATAACGGTTTCATCAACTGTATGTGTTTTTTTAAATAATCTAGTTTTTTGTTTTCTAACAATTTGACTTCTGATAATATGGTCTCGACAATGTTCTAAACTATTGCCAGGAGGAACGACTACGGCATTGCCATCAAATTCCTGAATTAATTCTTTTACGGATTCAACACCACTGTCTGCGACAAGCATTAACATTTGTTGATAATATTGTCGCATAATCATTTGTAGGCGTTCTAAATAATCTTCTTGTAATTGAATAATATCTTTATTGTAATCATCTTGAATTAATTGTACTAAAGTTTTCGGCATTTCAATTCTAAGATTAATTGTTTCTGGTTCAGAGAATAAAGAAGGAATATCTTTATGGCCTTCAATCACAGGTATATGATTTGTATCTACTGTAGGTACTTCTTTTGGAGTTTCGTATGTTGGGTCATCTGGTTTAGGATGATTGCCTTTAGGGAATCTATTATGTAGTCTATCGATTAATTTATCGATAATAGCATGTCCTAAAAAATTTACATCATCTGGCAATAATTCTTTAATTTGTTTAAAGTCTTGAATAATATCAGATGGTTCTCGTTGTTCTTCATCTAGTAAGGCTTCATTAGGATTTTCTAATTGCTGTCTTAAAAAACGAGCATCTGAGTCATATTGATTATCGGGTCCAAATGATGGACGATATAATATATTTTTATTTTCGTCTTCCATTTACCACATCTTTCTACCAGGAGAGTTACCGCCACGAGCTCCCCAAGAACTACCTCCTGAAGAGCGATTGCTTTTACCAGAACCTAATGGAACAGATACCCATTTTTGATAATCGCCACGACGTTCACCTGGTCCTTTACCGATTTGTTTATATTGTGTGTCTCTTTGTTTCCATGCATCATTCATTTCTTCAATACGTTTCATACGCATTTTAAAACGAGTGTCTAATGGATTTTCTGTCATAGTGACACTAAAATTACTTTTAATTCCCTCAATAGCTTGTGCAACTTCTGGGAATTTTAATACGAATGCTAAATGAGCTAAACCTAATGCATCAATAAAATGTTCATCTTTAGAAGTAAAAATAGCTTTGCCATCAGAACTATATCGTTCAATCGTATAGTTTACTAATTGTCTATAGATATGTTCATCATATGGGCATAAAGCAATTCTATCTCGTTCGAAAGATAATTTTAATTGATTCACCATAAATTGTTTAACTGGTTCTTTCGTAATCATTCTAGTAATTGGGTCAATTACATCTAGTTTTTGACTAAATTGATAACCAACTACTTTGTCTTTTAATCCAGATGATGGATGTTTATCACCATAAATATGAAGACGCTCTAGCTGATAGTCCTAATTGTTATTAACCTACAGTTTTTTATCTGTAGCTCTGGAGGTTCCCCTCATTTTCATCGACTGGTCATTTCCAGTCCAGTATAGCGTACATTTTCATGCAATTTTTATATCTAACGCATGTCGGGCACTCTTGGGAAAATTATATTCTTATACAAATAAGGTTCATTTCCTACGCGTTACAATGCTATATACTTTTTATTTTATATAGTTATCTCGGTATTAGCTGGGGCTAGCTTTCACCGATATTGTCCGATAATAATCTTGCAGTTCTGTTAGACTTTAACGCAAGACGGCGGTATTTTAAATAATTATCATGTTTTCTTTTTAGGTATATTGTCGCATCTTTATATAATCTATCCAAAATCATTATCGCATATGGTCCGCCATAACTTGAATGAAAAACATTGTCTGTATGATAGAAACTATGTATTTTGTTTTCATGTAATCCTGTCCATTTTTGATATGAATCTAAAAATTCTTTTGTTCCTAAAATTTCAATTATAATTTTAGAACCTCTTTCATTAGATTCTATTGCTCCATCTCCATCCATATAGCCTCTTACAAAATGATGCATTAAATGTTGCGGAACTATATCGTTTGTTGGAAATTTTAATGTATAAGTTTTTCTAGGTTTACAACCTAAATTAATTAAATCATTTTTTATTTTTTGATTACATGTTGCAAATTCATATCCGATATATTCTTTATTATCTTTTCTTTTTATTCTTTTAGTAATTTTTTTTGTTTCTAACTTAAAAAATTCTCTATATTTTTTTAAATGTTCTAAATCTTTTTCAGCTAATGCAAGTGCAACAATATTGCTTCTATCGCTTACATTTCCATCAGCATATAAAAAACCTAACCAATACGCCTTTTCTTCATTATCTATTTTTTCAAATAAAGTTTCTGCATATGCATAATCATTTTTTGATAATTTTTTTGGATTTATATTTCTAACATATTTAGGATTACTTTTGTAACCTAATTTTCTTAGTTCAATACTAACTGTTTTTCTATTTACATTTAGTATTTCTCCAATTTCTTTATAAGATTTTTTTTGATTATATAATTCTTCTGCTTTTGATATCCATTCTTTCATTGGTAATATCCTTTCTTAAAAAATTTTCAAAAATAATATTACCAATTGAATATCGCAATAACCACAAAAAAAATTATTTAAAATATTTGTCCACCATAGCCGCGGTCACAGAATATCCATGATGGATTATATATTTCATTCATTTCAATAATACTATTAACAGCATTATCTAATGTGTATTCACCTTTGGGTATTTCGATACGTTGCATAACCATGAATTGTTGTAAGTCAGGAACATATTCTAATACTAATAAAGAAGAACCTGCTTGATAAGCATCATAATCCACACCCATACATCTCCAAGGATTAGGAGGTGCTGGATTATATCTAGTGTAATTAATAAAATTAGGACGTTCTCCAAATTCTTTTTCAGCACGTCTTAGTATTTCATCTGTTGGTGGTAAATAACAATAATTAAATTTATTTCTTGCGTCATCAATCATTGTTTTATTAAAAACACCAGAATCTTCTGTGCCGAATTCTGCTAAGATTTCATGTTCATAAGCAGAAGCCGTCATAGTAGATTTAAAAGAATCATCCATTTCTTGAGTAAAGCCAGGATTATCATGACTAGGATGGTAGTGTTCCACATAGCCCATGTCTCGATTTGTACACATATTATAGAATGTACCGCGTTTACCGGTTGGTGTAGATGAAGCTGTAATACCAATATCATCACGTTCGGCAGCAATCATAGCAATGGTATCATAGTCTCCATCGGCCATATAATCGAGTTCGTCAAGAAATATCCAGTCGGCTTTCTGACCCCTCATACTGGCTGCGTTTGACCCCGAAGATGCACCTGTCGTAAAACCTAAAATAGCAGAACCATTTTTAAATTCAATCATATATGGGCTATTAATTAATCGTTTTACTTCATTATCTAATAAAGGACTATTAGCTAAAATTTCTTTTAATCGCATCCAGAATGCATTAATTTGATGTTCGTAAGGAGCGGCAAATAAAACACGAAACGCTGGTTTAGTTAATGCTTTATATAATGCACTTACAATCATCGTTTCTGTTTTACCAGTATTATGTGTAATGAATTGATTCGCTACGAAATTATGATATGTATCTACTTCGATATCGTAAGTCATTTCTGCTGGCAAATTTTTCATATTCACGATGCGCCCCCACATAATCGTATCGCACGTTAATATTTCGTCGTATTCATGAATACCGAAATGGTGCAATACAGTTAATGCAGAATCTAACGATTTATTATAAGACACTTCGAGTCCTAATTCTTTTAATATTTTTTTCTTTTTCGTTTTCGTTAAGTTATCAAGTAACTTAATAATATTTCTAGGCACGAATGGATTATCATCATAATAATCTACAGAGTTTTTATAAAATGCATAATCTTTTTCTGAGAATTTATCTTTAATATATTGCAATCCAAATGTTTCTATTGTTTTAATCACGAAGATATTTTTATCTATCGTGAAATCACTGAAATTATTTTCTAAATGAGCATCACCGAAGATACCGAATTGTGTTAATATATTTCTGATACCCGCGATTAAATAACTTCTATTATTCTGGAATGTAAAATTTAAAAACCGAGTATTATATTCCACGATTCTTTTTTTCTTTACGGTAGTATGTGTTTTAAATAATTCATTAAAGAAAATAATCAAATCTTCTTTTCGTAACGAAGCAATGTCATTAAAATTACCATACCAACCATACCAATGACATAACTTTAGTATCTCTTCGTTTTTAACTTCGAAGAAGCATTCATCTTCTGTACTTAATAAACGTCCGCCCATATTTTTAACAGCTTTACTGACTACTTTATACGCAGGCGAATCTTTTAATAATAAAAAGCCATGACGTTTATTTTTGTAAATATAACTATTATAGATATTAGCTATCAAACGAATTTTATTTTCTTCCATGGTATTGTCACCGAAGAAATTAATTTGACTCGCAATAGCAATATGGTCATCGTAAGTTAAATCTTCTGTATTTTTCCAACCTGTAGCTGTTAAAAATGGATGATTATCGGTTACGATAATTTGTGTACCGAGATGCGTTTTTATATATTTTAATGGCTTAACACCATTTTCCCATATTCTAGCTTTTTGTTTATGTTGCTTATAGGTTTCCATATCATAAGCAACGACACTAAAATCATCAGGAGTTTTTTCAAATATATCTTTGGCTTGTCTATATCTTCCTTGTTGACTATCAAAAATCATAGTTCTGCCAGCGACACAGCGACGCCCGCATCTAAATACTAGACGTGTATGTGTATCTCTTAACATCTCTGCTTGATAGTCACGAGCAATCCATGGCACTACCTTTTTTGTTTTAGGGTCATTCGTTCTAATGAAAGCTTTAGCCCATAATACAGGGTCGCCCATGATTTCTTTCATTTTGGCTTTTTCTATTTCATTTAATTTAAATGCCAAAAGAGAAATCCTCCTTTATGTAAATTTAAAAAATAATATACTTATTATAGTATAGCACAAAAGAGCCTAGTTTTCTACTAGGCTCTTTTATCATTATCGTTTCATATATTTGGCTTCATTACCCATGACTGCCATTTTATTATTATATTGTGTTCGTTTCATGACATTCATGGCTGCTTGACGCATAGTATAAGCACCTTCTGTTTCATTAAATATAGCATTCTGGAATGGAGTGCCATTACCTCTATACATCATAGTATATTGATGTTCACGTAATGCTTGATAGCCTTTAATCGCATATTCAGGAGCATTCATAACTGCTTGTGCTCCTAAATACGTACCCATACCGAATAAACCTAAACCAAATTCAGCAGCGCCTTTCACTAAAGATGAGCCAGTGCTATTGCCTTCTTGTTTACTATCATTATATGTACTATAGCCAGCTAAGCCACCCATAGCTATATTCATTTTACTAACGTCAGGTTTAAAACTAGGTCTAAGTGCTTTACCACCAGTTTTTAATAATGATACGGCTTTACCTAAAATCATTTACCGATTTTACCTAACATACCTAATGCACCAGCTACACCTAAACCAGTACCAGCTGCTGTACCGATACCTGCTGAACCTTGACTATCACCAACACGATTACCAGCAATACCAGCACCAGCTACAGTACTTGCTACAGCTGCACTCGTAATACTTGCTTGCAATCTATCGCCACGTTTCCATGCATCAGCAATTGTTTTGAAACCATTAATCGGTTTATTAAACATACCCATAATCTTAATCCTTTCTGTATAAATTATATAAAGATTTTATACTAGAACCAGCATTTACACTTTTATATGTTATTTCTTTATTACCAGAAATACAATCTAACCATTGGTTAATTAAATTTTTAATATACGCTATCATAATTAACCAAATCGATTCTGATGTAATGCAAATGCTAAACTACCATCTACACTACCAGTATTACTATATTGTTTTTTATCATCAACAAAGGGTGTAGCATTTTGTACTGTATTATCGATAGTACCTAATGAATAATTTTCTACTGTGTCCATTCCTTTACTAGCAGAGCTAATCATACCGGCACCGATAATGGCACCTACACCTAATTTAGTAGGAACAGGTACAGGAATTTTACTAGTATATTTACCTTCGCCAAATGATTTAATATTGACGAATTTCCCGCCAATTTTTTTAGCTGAACTAATTATACTCATGTATTTATTCTTCCATATTAATAATATCTTTCATCATATCAGATAATGAAACAGCTTGTTCATCATCTTTTTGATTTTTAATTTTATCTTTACGAGTCATCATCAATAATTGATATACCGAATCTCTTTTTTTACTCATACGTTCATACGCATCCCATGCTTTAGATACAGTCGGCTGAATAATTTCATTACCTTCTCTATCGGCACCAATAGCCATATCAAGTACAGGTGTACCTTCTTTAGCGAGTAATGCTTTACATCGTTCTAACATAATATCTAACGTAATTAATTCAGATAATAAATTCTTATCTGTAAAACTAGCTGTATTAATATCTATATCAGAAGAATATCCCATGGCTCTAATATCTATTTGTGCGAGTTCAGTAGGACAATATTCACCAACAGGAGCCATATCATATTTTAATAATTCGCAGGTAGATTCATATGGACAGACTTTGCCCTTACATACTAACGGTACTTTAGCGAACATACCATTTTTAGTACTCAGCATAGTCATAGCAGCTTTTTTACTTTCGAGTGCTTTAGGAGATAAACCCCACGGGTTATCGCTCTTAGTCATTAATTTTTCGAAGCGTTCTCTTTTTTTAACGATACCATTTAATTCTTCTTCTTCCGACCAAGTATCTTCCGCACCAGATTCAATTAAATCTTTATCTGCCAAGCAGACACCTCCTTTATTATAATTAGTATATAAAAAATAAAATTAGTACTTGCATCTATTTTTATATTACTATATAATAATAACAGAAAAACTAATTGCATGCAAAAGGTAGTGTGAATCTCCTCGTTAAATAAGAATACCTACCGTAAAGTTTTTCTTTTCTCTCTCTCCTGTCTGACTGATACAGACAACAAAACTCCTTATAATGATAACAAAAAAAGAGATGGCTAACCTCGGGCTGTCTCTTTTTTTGTATCTATTTTTTCTTTCGCGGGAAAAAGAATTGTGAAATGAAAAATGTAAAAAATATTATATGAGAAATGGTAAAAAATTTAGAGAGGAGTAGAATATAAAAAATTTTCTTATAGCGATTTCAAAAATTATAAAAAATTAGGAGAGGTAGCAAAATAAATTGTACAAAATTTTTTCTTATAGCGATTTGAAAAATTATAAATTTTTGGGAGTGATAGCAGGTATAAATGAAAATTTTGTGCCTGAAAGTTTTGAGCCCCCGGGTTGTAAAACTGTTTCAAAATTTTTATTTCTTTCGCCTTTTTTAATCTGGGCGACTTTTTAAATACAGATTATTTATTTTTCATGTGGAGGTAAATAACCATGAAAGAACTAAAAACAATCCATGAACTTTGTGTTAATATCGTTGACAAAGAGATGGAGAAAAAAGCAATGACTGGTGAAGGTTTCACACTAGAAGAGAAGAAAGCCATTGCAACTAGCCTAAATCTTCTTTGGACTAAGACTGAATTAAAATTCGGTCTCAAGTTCATTCTTCGTTGTTTAGATGAGGAATGGGAGTTAGATGCTGAGTCTTCTTACGATTGTGGAGAGAAATGTACTTGGGAGCCATCAAAAAGCAAGTATTATACTGTTGCCAATATATTGTTATATTGCAATGGGTATAAAACATTCAAACAATTTGAAAGAATTGGTTGGTTTGAATTATTTAAGATGGTTACTGAAGAACTTGACAAGTAACTATCTTCGCCGTGAGTTAGGGCGAATACTAAATACTAACTCTTTTCTTTTATTTCTATTTCTTTATTTTATTTTAATCGTACTATGGAGGTACTATTATGTCTATCAAATCTATTATTTTAACTACTGTTGCTGTTTCTTCTATTTTCTTTTTCGCACCTTCCGAGCATACTGTTACTCATGAGATGACAATACGTAGCGGAAGTACTATTAATACTATGGTAATGCAAGCTGCTGAAGCTGAAGGTATCGACACAAATAGTGTTGACTTGAATGAATCTCGCGATATTACAATTCATGAGAGTGGTGTCGATGCAGGTAACTTGAAACCTGGGTCTACTGTAAAGGTAACAGTGGTATATCGTAAGTAAGATATACTTACCCTGTTGCTATTGTCGTACTCTGAGCTATGCGACGTTAAATAAGATAGCTCTTTTTATTTTTTCTTTGATTTTCTTTTTTTATTTGGTATAGGAGGAAACATACCATGACTACTATGAATCTTATGAACACAATTTCCGTAACTTTAATTTCTGTTGCTTCCAAAGCTGTTATTGAAACGGCTTATTTTGATGGCACTGGTATTAGCTTTGACAATGCTGGTATTGCCAATTATCGTCTTATTGAACAAGACAAAAAGAATTTCTTTGAACTCTGGATTCTCTGGAATAACGGAGACTTTGTTCGTTATGAAGGCGAATTATCTGAAGAAGCTCAATCTGTAGCCAATCAATTATTTGATGTTGCATGGGTAGAAGAATTTGAGGTGGAAGAAGAAGTGGTATATCAAGAAGATAGATTCGGAGTACCATGTGAGGTACTTCGTTATGAAGAGTTTTATCCTTCTTTTGCTGGTAAAGACTTCGAAACTGAAGTTCCTATAGCAGACCCTTCTGTTCCATTCTAATTTTATTCATAATAGGAGGTAAAGTATTATGAAAAAAGATATTTGTTTTATTATTATTTTCTGTATTATTGCAAGTATTATTTGTGTTGCAATTGGAAAGTTTTTAAGTCAATTTATCTATTTGTTTTAATTGGAGGTATTTGAAATGAAATTGTACAACTTAGGTAAATTCGAAAACGTCAATTCTTTTTATGGTTATGTTACAGATAGTCATGTTAGATTATCTCGTAAATGCAATCGTGATTTTATTAATTATATTTATAAGCACTTAGGAGCTAATGGTGCTTGTACTTATAATTATAATGGTGAAAAGTTTATTGAATTCTCTCGCATTGATGCGGAGACTCGTGAAGTGTGGAGAGTCTTTGAACTAAAGCAATTAAAGTCTCTATTTGAAGCTTATAAAAAAAGTAAGCTTCCTGTACAAGATTCACTTTTCGACATTGCTTAATTTTCTGTGGTTTATTTAAAAGTGTTCCACATTAAAAAAACACTTTTTTAATTTTAAATCTTTTTCTATGTTTTTAATATGGAGGAAACTATTATGATGGAAAAAGTTGAATTAAAAAATGCAGATGTTCTTCGCGAAATAGTGAAGACAAATCGCTCTAATATGCCAGAGCGAATCAACATTTTAAGTCTTGAAATTAATGTAGACAAAAATAAACATGTTTACTTAACATCAAGAGTTATTTCACCAACGCCGAATAATGAGTTGTTTTATTTAGATAAAAGTGTCCAAGATAAAACATTCGTTAGAACATTGCAACGACGTAACAATAAGCCGTATGCTATTGAAGGCGTAGTAGAGCGTTTCTCTGAAGCATACATTGAAGTCATTATACCGAAAGAGTATAGTGATATCCACGTTAATGGTGTCTTTAAACATGGACAGGAATTTTATGTTCCTTCTATGACGAAAGATAATGTATATATACATTTAGCATCTGGTAAAGAATACAGAGATTTGCCATTAGATAAATGTATTCATTATGGTGTTCATAATGGACACTGTAGTGCCATTACTTCAGCATCTGATGCTAAGAAATTAAAATTATCTTTATATGCAACATATGGAGTTTCTAACTTTGATAATGCCGAATGGAGCAAAGATGTTCATTGCGGCATGTACGAAGAGCTGCTTAGGGAATTATTGAAATAATGTAGCTCTTTTTTATTTAAAATATTTTTTATGATATAGGGAGGAAATATATCATGTCCATTAAAGTTAACAAGCAATTAAGTCAAGCTAGTACTCGTCTTAGCCAAATGCGTGCACCGCAAAAGCGTTTGGCACCTATTTCGAAGTACGCAATATACTTTGGTAAATTTGAGTCTGGACTAGTTGAGTCTTTTGAATATTTTGACGGTAGTGCATTATTCAACTACCGTAAAGTAGCAAAAGCTCTTAATCAAGAATTAGAGTCTCTCGGGACTCCATTCTTCGTAGAAGACGAATTAATTTTAGGTATGGGCTTTCAAGCTCGTCCTTACAGCATTAAATCTTACTTTGTTTCAACTACAGTACAAGTTATTGTAGAAGCAATCAAAAACAGAACTTCTAATGTTGTTACTACTCTTCACATTCCTAGTATGACTCAAGAAGACCGTGAGCATTTTATCATGGCTTTAAATAAAAATAAAGAAAGTAAGTACTGGAATAAGGTTGTGGTGGTAACTATGACTGATGAAGCTATGTCTGAAGAAATCGATTTCTTAGCTGATATGAATGCCTTTAAGGCACCATATTGGCCTGAAACTCAAAGTTACTTTAATGTTCTTGAAATGAGTCATAGTACTCATGGTGACATTAAAATGTCTTCACAATTATGTAAGACACTTTTCACAGCTAATGCTAAAGAGACAAAAGAGCTTATTATTTCAAAGACTAAAAAGTTAGTTGAAGAAAAAATGGAAGCTGTTCGTCGTAAAGAAGCATCTGATGCTTTATTGAAAGATTTATATGGTGACGTTGGTCAACTTATGAATCAATTGCGTCCTGATTTTGTTCAGGAGCAAAGTGCTTCTTTGTACAGAGGCAATGTTGATAATATGGTAGAAGGTCTCTGCCGTACTATTAACAATTTAAATTTGCCTTGCAAGGGCAAGTATGCCGCTGTTGTTCCTGAACTTAGTTTACTTTTTGGTAATACAGGCCTTTTACATTTTGGTGAAATATTTGCACCTGGTCTTGAAGGCAAGGAAATCATGGTTATTAAGTACCCTAAAATGGGTAACCATGAGTATATGGTAGTACGAGGAATTACTAAAACAGAGTATATTTCTCGTGCTGCTGGAGTACTTACACCTGCACAGTTTAAGATGTTTAAACATATGGTTGAAACATTGCAAGAAGGATTGTGTATCCTTCCAGCTATTGCTGAAATTATGAAGTTATTAGCTGGACTTGACTATGATGGCGACAAAGTAGGTTTAATTACTGACAAAGCCATCGTAGCCATTGCTAAACAAACAGAATCCGTTATTACTGTTATTGAATAATAACGGATTCTTTATTTTAATTATTTTTATGTTTTCATTTTTGGAGGAAGATAAAATGAAAGTAAATCAAATGGTATTAAATAACAATGAAATCACTAGTTTATATATGGCAGAAGTTGCAAGACAAGAGCTTGTCGATGTTGGTGTAGTAACCAACAACTTCGACTTTGCATGTCTTGCAGAGATTAACATTCGTTCTGGCGAAAAGAAATTAATTGAAGCAACAAAAGCTTCTTTCCGTAACCTTGGTATCTGTACAGGCACTCGTAATCTTACTATTGAAGATTTTGACGGTCTTCTTACTGTAAATATCGACATTGATTATGTGTATGGCACAATGGTAGATACATTAAATGTATCTCAAGAAGCTATGGACAAAATTATGGTATTACTAGTATCTGCGAATATCAATGATAATGCAACATTGTTGGTTGTTTCTCGCGTGTTACAAACTCTTGGGCGTTATACTCAAGAGTATGGCATTGACTCATTTAAAACTTTTGTTAAGCCAATTGAAGTATTGGCTGACGAAAAGTTAAAAGGCATGCGTTCAGCTTTAAAAGAAACAAGAGAAGTAAAAATCTCTTGGGACAAAAAAGAGTCTGAGATTCAAATTAATAAGGATAAAGACGAAGAAGAATGCCTTTTTGTTAAATCCATCATGAGCGAAACTCGTGACGAAGCAATAGAAATTGTCAAATCTTGTGTAGACGAATTAGCTAAATCTGTTCAACGTATGGATAAAGTTAGAAATTATATTCAAAAGAATAATATTTCTAATGCAGTGGCTGAATACGTAATCGATTGGGCACAGCAGGACTTCATGACAATGAGTTATGCTGGTCGAATGTTCAAAAAAGAAATGACAGAAATGATGAGCGGTAATTTAGATAAAGTTGCTCGTCAAGTATGTCGTGATAAATTTGACCCATATTATATGGGACAAAGAAATCTTCTTCGTTCTATTCTTGCATCTTTGAATATTGAAAATGGTAATGCTGCTCTTATGGCATTGAAAGTAGCTTGTGACAAACAAGCTAAGAAGAATGCGGATGCAGATGCTGAAGCAAGAAAAACTGGTCAAGATGTAGTTAACCATGAAGAAGAATCAGAAATGACATCTTCTCTTGTTGAAAAGTTGCTTAAAGAAGAATACAGCTTATTAACAATTGATGAAAACCATATTGCAAAGCAGGAATTAATCATGTGCGATATTCCTGTTGAAACAACAGTTGAATTCACTAATTGTTATGCTGTGTCTGAAGGTAAAGCTGCGTATGGTATTGGTTTACCAGATGGTATGTATATCATTAAAGAAATTGATAACAAAAAGTATGCAGTTAAATCTGTTCGTAAACACATGGAAGAAGTGCTTGAAGAACAAAAACAAGATTCTTCTATTACTATTCGAGTTAAGAATATTTTCTATAACATGAAAGATATCCTTTCTCGTGGTGCTGAATGTGGCATTGAGTTAAAAGATGTTGCTATTCGTGAACGTGTAGAAATTAAAAATGGTAAAAAAGTAGTTATTAGAGAAAGAGTATATGATGCTATTACAATTAATGGCATCGTAGTGGGTAAATTTGATTGCCCATTAAACTCTGAATGGACAAAAGAAGTAAAACAAACTGTACGTTCTACTTTCTTTGGCAAATGGAATGTATCTATGGGTGATACTTTTATTTGCAGTAACGGTAACACTAAAACTTTCTTAGTGCTATCTAAATAATAGTAAAGCCCCAGTTATCTGGTAAAATAATACTGGATATACTGGGGCTTATATTATTTATATATTTGAATATTTATTTTTTATAATAAGTATTCAAATATATAAATAAGAAAATATTTTTTATTGTCTTTCAATCAATACCCAAGTCGGGATTCAAGAGTCAGTCAGATTAAGATTGGGTCCCGAACACGTCATAAGAATTTAAGACTTTTACTAGATGAATTGAGTATTCGTCTATAGTTATGTAAGAGCAATTTTCTTATGTGACTCAAGTGAAGGTTCTCCTATCTGGTAAATCAAAACTGGTTGCGTGACCTTCGCTTGAGTTGCATAAGATTAAATGGATTACGCATAAGCGTAGCATCGTTTTAAAAAAACCGAAAAAAAAAGAAGTGAACCCTCGAGCGTAAGCGAGAGGTAAACTTCTTTTGTATTCCTAAGTTACGTCAACATAATACGTGAACGTTTCTTTGCAACAGCAAGAACGTTTCCGGGCGAGGGCTTTCCTCCCGAGCTAGGGAACCGGGAACGTTCGCTGCGTATCGTATATTATATAAGTTATAGTCACATAGCATTAATTAGTTTCGTTTATATTATAATATAGCTTATAAGGTTATTTTTGTTATCGAAACTAATATATTTTTAGTATTTGTTTTTGGACGTAATTATCCCTAGCGAACGATAATCGAGTCTTTAATCTTACGATACTATCTCATACTCAGTCCTAGAGACTCATGTCACCATGAAGACAAGAATAATCCCAATGCCTACTATTTAACAACTCATTCAGTGAGCCCTTACATGAATACAGTACTATGACAGATTATTCATGTAATTCCTTGTCTAAACTTCTTAGTATTTACTAGTTATACTAATTAGACAAAGCCCTGTTTGATTTATCTTGTAGGTAGCAATTCGTAATACAAGACTTATGAGGAGCAGAAACCACATCCCCAGTGACGACAATCCAATTATTCTTTTAATCACACATATGTTCTCTCTAACTTCGTTATAGAAGCAACATATGATTTGCAATAATCATCATGCCGTGTCGATTCTCTGAATGAGCTGACAAGACTACCGTTTTATAGTGGTACGTCTCCCACTGACCGTAATCCAGTATGTTGTGTACGCATCGCAGCGTATAGTAGGAAACCAGGTTACGTGTCCTCTTTAATTGAGTAGTAAAGCCACTGTGTATTAACGTTTGTATAGATGTTCAATACACTCAACATCTTTATTATCTATATAATAATATATATAAAATATAAAGTCAAATAATTTTTTAGTATTTTGTTTAAAGACCTGGAACGTCGTTAAACTTATCCAGAAAGGCAGGTGGTATCACATATGGTGAAGATTACCTTGTATAATATTGGTGAGTATAAAAAGAAGCAGTTTTTATATTGTTTTGTAGGCTTCTTTTGTGCTTGTTGTTTGTGTATTCCAAATATATTAAAAGAGTCAAAGAAAGATATATATTTGGGAACAAGAATATTAATGCTTCGTCTACTCCCCCTACGGGTATTGCACAAAAGCGTATCATTCAGCAACTTGCTACGATATATGTTTTTCCATACAGCATCTACTC